CGGGACTTTTGCCAGTCATATGATTGACGCTTCAACTCATTGGTTTCTGAACGTCTATTTTGTTTGTATTGAGGTAATAGAAGTCGTCTTTGGGATGAGTTATTCTCCCCATCCCAAAAGACTATAACCTTATCATAATTGTGCTCTTGTAAGAACTTCTTAAGTGTATTGATGAAGTGAAAAATACCCCCAATATGATTTCCATTGTGGTAATATTCTTTTACCCCATGAAATCCGATTTTGAATAGATTGTCTCCGTCAATTAAAAGTGTCTTAGTCACAATTTAAGTTTTATGTTATTCAATAACTTCTTTTTCCTCAGTAAGTGTGAACTCACCATCTGTTCCGATAATTTGTTTCCAATAATCGGAATGTTCTTTTTTGTAAGCTTCAATAGATGCTTTTTCTTCCGAAGCTTCTTTACCCGCCAAGAACCCGTGTGGTGTTACGATAATTTTACCATCTTCATAACCCAAACCATTAATGTGGTTTTTCATAACGGAAACTTTGGTACGAGTTGCAAACTTAACAGTTCTCTTGTCTTTGGTTGCTGTAATCTTGGTAGTTCCAGCACCTTTTTGGTTACCAAACAAAAATACCAAAGATGAGTTAAGCCAAACAGACTCACCACCTTTTGCCTTAATTTTTGGTTGACCAAACGGATTGTCAGGAAGTTCAACCCACGGTTGGTTAACAATAACCAAAGTGTTTTCGTATTTGGAATCAGCCTTACGTGAACCTGAGATACGCTGGTTAATACCCATACCAATTTTGTCTGACAATGTAGCAGCATTGTGTTGTTTACCACCCTTACCTTCAAAAGTCATCTTAGATGGAATTGAACCGATTGAATCCCAAAGGAAACATAGACTATAGTCCAACTCTCCCTTTTCTTGTGCATCCAACAAACTATTGATATAATCTGTAATCTGTTCGATGTAGTCAAAGTTGTTGTTGAATATATAGAATCCGTCCCAATCGATTTCACCCGTCTCCTCATCCACAACTTCATCACATTGGAATCCCATCAACTTTGCGTGTTCAAAGCTCCATTTCTGCTCGGTAATAATAAACACAGGAAGAATTTCTTTCTTTTGTGCATCCACCGCAGTCTTCACCAACGCAGTTGTCTTACCCGTATCTGAGTGTCCCAAAAACATATTGATGTGTCCAATAGCAGGACCAGGTAAACCTACTGCATCCAAGAAGTCAGTTCCTAAATCGAAAAAACGTTGTGGTTTGTATTTCGCAGATGTAGAGAACTGTTTCTTAATATCTTTAAAATCTTTTTTCTTAATTGCCATAATTGTATTTGTAGAATTCTTTTAAATTTTCTAACTTGTCTTTTGCATTTGCCAATTTCTCGACAAACTTGTCCATCTCTTCCAAGTGTTGTGGATGTTCCCCAATACCAACAGGGTTTTCCATGTACACCATTAAAGTTGCCTCAGCCTCAGCAATCTCACTCTCATACTTTTTGATGAGCGATTCGTACATTAATTTTCTTATTTTCATTGTCTGTATTTTTTTAAAAAAAGAGCATGGACACTATGTCTATGCAAGTGTCCATGCTCATTAAATTAGAATGGTAGTTCCTCGTCTGGGTCCATTTCAGATTGAGGGTCATAAGTCTTTTCAGATTGTGTACCACCACCCATTGTCATGTCCTCAACAGAGTCACCATAAACATATTTTTTCAAATCAGAATCCCAACGTGGAACTTCACCACGAGAAACCGCTTCCAAATATTCTACAGGTTTCTTTGAGTATACGTCACTCCAAGTCATCTCATCTTCAACCCACTCTTTTTTGATTGCTTCATCTGAGTGAAGTGGTGTTGGGTCGTCATACATAATAGTTTGAACAACCGTATATTCTTTACCTGCAGGTGTCTTAGATTTTACCATTTCGATGATAAGGTCACGTCCATTTTCAGGATTTGTAATATCACCCTTTTGTTTCCAAATTGGGATAATCTTGTCCAAGATACCTTCTTGTTTGTAATTGTCTTTAAATCTCCAAAACTTAACACCATCATCTTCAGCATCACGGTCTACAACTTTAACAATGTAGAATTTACGTGAACGATATTGAGGTGCCAATTTCTTATCAGATTCTTTACCTGTTGACATCAATTCTTCGTAAACCTCAGTCAATGGAGAACGCTCTCCGTCATTTTTTCCTGGGTCGTAAAGTTTAACCCACTTACCATCCACTTGAATTTCATGGTACCATACTTCCTTGAAGGGGGATGAACCATCAGGGGTAGGGAGGATACGTACACGCTTTTGACCTGTACGTGAATTCTTGTCCAAAAGAGTTGTGAAGTACTTCTTCATACGCTCATCTTGAGACATTTGGTTGCCCGTTCCTTGAGAACGTGCGGTGTTTTTCTCATACTGAGAAAGAACTGCATCTAAAGTTGTGTTTGACATAATTTTTGTTTTTTTTAAAGTTTAAGTTCTCTTATTACTCATCTATAAGTATAACTGAACAATCCATTAAGTCAAACCCGAAAAACAAAAAAGGACACCTTTCGATGTCCTTTTCATTAGAGAAAAATTTTTATCAAGAATAATAATTTTTAGGATATTGGTCCGTAAATTTGTTGAATGTTTTTTTAATTTCATTGGGTGAAAAGTTTTCAACTTCATCATCAGTTAAAACATATTCATTTTTACCTGATTTTTCCATGTCTTCTTTTTTATCCTCAAAGAAATCAGTTAACTTTTGATTGAAAGGGTATGAGTCTAAACTTCTTAAGTGTAATTTTTCTTCAGGAGTTTTTTCACGATACTTTTCAATTTTAGATTCTAATGAATTAATTTTTTCAAAAATAGAATCCATCGCTTCTAACTTACTTGTTAAGTCTTCAAGTTTTTCAAACATAGTACTCATATACTCATCTTGTTTAGATTGAATATCTTTTTGAGCTGATACTAAGTCTGTGATGTCCAATTCTTCAGTTGAAGAATCTTCTGATTTTTCGTCTACAGATTTTCCCTCATCATCCAACTTTTCAACATCGGGGTCAGTTGCCGTATCAATTGGTTCTGCGATTTCTTCAGGACCTGTTGGTGGTGGTGTGTCCGTTGTTGGTGGTGGTAATGTTTCATCTGTACCAGCACCCGTAAAATCAGCTAACGGGTCTGTTGTTGTTTCTTGTTCAACGATATATTTGTTAATTTTATTATATCTTTGAACTTCTTCGATAATTTTTTTCTCTAATGACATTTTGTTTTTCTTTAACCGTTCAATAAAGTCTTAACTCCGTGTGAAGTTTCAACCTTAAGAGTTCTATTTATTTTCATTGTGTTGTCCACTCTTTCAATAAGACCGTCTTTCATTCTTACTGTGTAGCAGTCTCCAGTATCCAAGTCACAAACTTCCTTGTAACCGTTACCTGTTTCTCTTTCTGATAATCTTGTATCTTTAGAAAGATAATTGTCTAATAAATTTTTAATATCCATAACAAATGGTTTTAACATATAAATATATCAATATTTACTAATTTTATTGTAATCCTAATACTCTAGCCCTATTTATCGCATTTTGGAATATACTTACAGTGACAGTCCAAGGTGTTCCTCTAGAAATTCTAGCATTTATTTGCTCATTCAAACGAGTCTCTTTTGATAATGGACCATCACCAGGTCTCTTCATACCAACACCAGTATTCCACCATCCCAACCATATTCTAGCCGCAGCTTCTCCTTCACTTCCATATTTCAATTTATATACATTGAATAGGTTATTGAATGCGCTTGTGTTGAATCTCGCCAACACAAAATTAATAGCATCTTCAAATGAATCAAATATTGCCAATGGTCGTTTTCCACCTTCAATAACTGAAACACATTCCTGTCCAATAACAAATGACATCATATTTGGTGGCCATTTACCATCCGTGTGTATACCGTACAAGTCATTACCAACACAACCAAACTGGTTTGGACTTTTGTTTTGTTCTTGTGTTGCCATAGCAAATACTAACTTTCTTATATTCAAAGGCACATCTGTTCTTGTATTCAAGTAGTTTACAACATTTTGTTTACCAATAACCGTATAATTTGCATCAACAAACGGAAGTGATGGGTATGCAGTTTTACAACTTGCAGCAACAGTTTTGATTGGTGTCTTACTAACATTTCCATTAGTCTTACCACTAACTGAAATAATACTAGTTGTTGGTGTTTCTGCAGTAACAGATACCGGTATAACTTCTTTTTTCTTTTGATACCTTCTCAACAAATCAATATTAACTCCCATTGTTAATTTACTGAAATTCGGGAACGCATATTTTGAAATTCTTACTCCGGAAAAAGTAGTTTCC